GTGTGGCCCTTGAAGCGCCCGATTTGGGCCGAGAGCGGCAGCGCATACCCCACGATCTTGCGGGCGGTCTCGTCTTCGAGCAGGTGCTGCGGCTTGATCGTCTCGACCGGCTGCCAGCCGCCGCGACCGTCGCCCATGTAGCTGTGACCGTCGATCTCGCGGCGACCGTCGGGCATGGGGTGAGGGGTGAACTCAGACATTGTCATCTCCTGTTGAAGGGGTGGTTGAAGGGGGCTTTGATCCCACGCCGTGCAGCGCGCAGACGCCCGCCATGGCGGCGATCTCGTCCATCGAGCAGAGCGTGGTGCCTCTGGGCCCGAGCAGATCCACCTTGGCCACGCCCGAGGCGGCAAGGCGGATCATCTGATCATAGCTCCAGCGCGGGATGTCGGGGGTGGTCATAGCCTCGGCTCCTTGTCGTCGATGATGGCGTCAACCAGCCGGTCGCGGGCGACGATCTGGAGGATCTGGACCGAGAGCGCCTTCACGCTCATCTGCCGGGCGGCGGCATAGGGAGCCAGGGCCGCGCGCACCTCGCCGCTGAGCCGCGTCAGCCGAGCGCCTTGCGGGGCGTTTGACGGCCCCATTTTGATGCGCGGAAACTCGGCTCCGTTGCGGCGCAGATAGGCCAGCACGCTGTGCACCCGGTTCGGCGTGACACCGATGCGCCGCGCGATCTCGCTTGCGGGGACCGCCTGCCCGGCAAGCGCGCTCACCACCGCATCAAGGCTGTCATCACGTCGCATCATGCCCTCCCTTGTGAACGGGGCAGCGGTTGCAGGCCCGATACATGGTCACATACTGGGCATTGACGTTCTCGAAATGCCCGGCGCGCCCGCGCCACTTGCGGCAGACATGCGTGCCGATCTCGCCCAGCACCGGGCAGGCGAGGCGGCCCGACATGAACGTGCCGCGCACGATATCCTCCACCGCGCTGGTATCCGCCGGATAGCGGTTGCGCAGGATGTTCGACACCAGGCTCGCGCTGCGCTCCAGCCGCAGCGCCACCTTGTTCTGGCTGGTCTCGTCGCAGGCCCGCGCCAGCGCCTCGACCCAATCGGGGATCGCCTCACCCCAGAACTCGCGGGCCGTCTCGACGGCGCTCATGCCGCACCACCTTTCGAGGGGGCGAAGGCACCGGTGTTCGGATCGAGGATACCCGCGAGCCGGACCGGCCTGGGCGGGCGCGGGCCGCTGTCATCGATCAGCTGATAGATCGCCTCGCGACGGCCCGGCACGGCGGTCTGCCGCGCCTTGAGGTGCCCCGAGCCGATCAACTGGCGGCAATAGGCGCGCGCCTTCTCGACCGTCACCTCCACGCCGCCCGCATTGGCATGTGCGGCGATGTCCGTGGGGCTGAACTGCCGCAGATGCCGCATCGCGCGCCACATGTTGCCCTCTGGGCTGGCTTCGGAACTCACCGGCAACGGCCTGGCGGGCGGCAAATGCGCCGGGCTGTAATAGTGCTTGTTGTTGGGCCCGAGCCGCGACACCCGCACCCGGCCATCCTTCAACCAGTGACGGATATATCGCCGCGCCGTCTCGGCGCTGCACCCGCGATTGGACAGCTCTGCCCAGTCGAACTCGGGCAGGTCGCGGACCTGCGCCCACATGGCATCGAACAGATCGCTCATTTGCCCACCGCCTTCACCTCAGGGCCCAAGGGCACCACGGTATCCCCACGATCGGCCCGGCCGAGGGCTCGGAAATCCTCCACCCGCCGCACCACGGGCGGCTGGCCGGTGGTGAAAGGGCGAGTGCCCCAGAGATCGAGATCGGCAATCCTGCGGCCGCGGCCCCTGGCCATCTCGCGCGCCGAGGCGAGGTTGGTGGCCACACGGCGGATCGAGCCGCCCGACGCATCCACGATCGCGGCCAGCAGATCGTCCGCCACGTCGACGCCGCTGGCATAGATCGGCGCCAGCTTCTGCGCGTCCGACATGTTGCAGGCGAGCGCTGGCTCCCAGGCGAGCTGGCGGTTGTGAATGTTCTCCCAGCGGGTCAGGTCCTGGGGCAGCTTCTCCTCGCCCACCAGGATCACCGGCGCCTGACAGCTTTCATAGATGTCGCGGGCGAGCTCGATCATCCGCTTGCGCAAGAGATACTGCGCATCGTCGATGATGAGCGGCCGGTCGCTGCGCGCCAGCTGCGCGCCGATCGCATCGACCATGGCCGCGACACCACGCACCGGCGGCAGGCCGATCTCGCGCAGGATCGCCTGCGCGAAATACGTCGGCGTCCAGCAGTCTTTGACCTGCACGACATGTGCCTGGTATTCGTTCGCGCAGACCGTGACGGCGGTGGTCTTGCCCCAGCCCGACGGGCCGTAGAACGTCGCCATGCCGGGCAGGCCGAACGCGCGGCTCTGCACCCGCTCGACGAGGCCGATCAGGGCTGCGACGTTGCGCAAGGGCGCGATGGATGGTGTCATGCTGCTCTCCTGTTCTCAGTTATCCGCGCCGAACCTGCGCGCGACGCGCAGGTGCGCGCGGTATTCCGACGATGTCTGGTAATCGCGCAGCCACTCTTCCTGCGCCTGCGTCAGCGCCTCACCCGCGCCTTGGGCCCGCTCCAGCGCCATCGCGCGGGCGAACCGCTCTTCCGGCTCATCGGCCTCCCGGGGCTGCGCGCGATGCTCTTCGAGCCGCATCAGCTGCGCCTCCAGCGCCGCCTCGCGCGCCGCCTCGCGCGCGTCATCCGTCCCCTTTGCCGCCCGCCGCTTCGGCGCGGCCTTGTGCGGCACCACGAGCTGATGCACCTGCGCCTCGGGCAAGGGCGCGTCGGGAGCGAGCGCCCCCGCCCCGCGCAGCCGCGCCGCGATCTCCGCCGCGCTCAGCTCGCGTGCGGCGCGCGCCTCGGCCTTCTGCGCCTTCACCCAGGCGCCGCGCTTGCGGTTGTGGTCGCGCGCCGCCTCGACGCTCAGGAAAGGGGCTGCCTCGCGGCACTCTGCATGGCCCAGATACCGGCCCCCGAGATCATAGACCTCGAGCCCCGCAACCAGATCGTCGGCATCGAACCGGGCAACCACCCGCTCTCCCGCGATCCGATACATCCACTCCGACCAGTAGCGCGACCCATAGAGCTTCAGCTCGCCATTGTCGGTCTTGGCGCGAACCCCCTCGGCCCGCATCAGGAACAGGCGCAGCTGCTCATCGCTGGCGCGCCGGACCTGCGCGCGCGCATACCCCTCGTTGAACACCTCGTCGAACGACCGGCCCATCGCCACCTCGCTGCGCCGACCGGGACGCGCATTGTGATGCGCGAGCTCCTCCTCCATCACCGCCCGGAAATCCTCCAGCGGGATTGCGCGGCTGCCGTAATCCTCCGGCTTGGCGGTGGGGTTGTTGCCGGTATAGGCCCCGTCGAACGCGGGGTGCTTGGCCACCCGGTCACACAGAACGCGAAACTCCCGCTCGATCGGCTTCGATTGCCCGGCATAGGGCGTGGCCCAATGGATCTCGATGCCCAGAAGCGGCAACAGGCCGGGAATGTCCTCATCCCTGATCTTGAAGCGAAACCGCGTGGGCGCGCCGCCGGTCATCGCCTTGGCGGCGAATTCGCGGCCATTATCCATCAGCGCCGCCTGCGGCACGCCCCATTTGCGTATGAGATCGCCGGTCACCAGCTGCACGGTGTGGCTGTTGGCCGTGTCCGACAGCCGCCACGCCAGCAGCTTGCCGGAATAGACATCCGACCAGACCATCAACTGCGGACGCACCGGGGCCTCGATGCCTGGCCAGCGCACGAACACGTCGAACTTGTGATAATCGCCCTGGATGCACTCCATCGGCGCCATGAAGGCCTTGCTGCGGACCTGCGCCGGATAGAACCGCTTGAGCGCCTCCGCCCCCTTGCGCATGAAGATCTCGGTGGGGCGCGACACCTCGGCCCGGATCCGCCGCCGCACCTGGTGGATGGGCGGCACCGGGCTGTTGCGCTTCTCGGCGCGCCAGATGCGCGCGGCGCGGTCATAGCAGCTCGTCAGGCTCGGCTGCGACAGCCGCAGCCAGTCGCTGAGCACCAGCTCGAAGAACCGGTAATCGAGATCGGCGCGCAGGCCGGGGCTCTTGCGCACCGCACGCCCGTCGATCAGATAGGCCAGCCGGTCCGGGGCAGGAACACCCGCGATCATCCGCAACCAGCTCCAGATCGTGGTCTCCGCGCACCCCTGCTTGCGGGCGATCTCGCATACCGCCAGCGACCGCGTCAGCCCCGCCGCTTCCAAGGCCTCCACCTCCGAGAGCGCCGCCAGCCGCCGCTCCGCCTCGGCGCGCGCCGTGTCGCCAGCCGCCTCGAACCGTGCCCAGGCCTCGTCTGCGCCCGGGCGCGCCGCCCGGGGCCTGGCCTGCTCGGCCCCCAGCCTGAGCCGCGCCCGCAGGGGCAGAACGCTCCAGTGATACTCGATCCCGCCGCCCGCGCCGCGGCGCCGACGGACCTTGCCGGGCATCGCGGCCCATCCCTCGCGCCGGGCCATCTCGTTGACCTTGCGCTTGGTGCCGGGCAGGTCGGGCAGGCCGGACGCGGCCAGCTCGGCGGCGCTCCACCATTCCTGTGCGGGGGCCGGGTCGCTCATTCGGCATCCTCCCCGCGATAGATCGCGTTCAGCAGGTCCTCGATCTCGGCAGCATTGGCCTCGACGAATTTCCGGCGATTGCGCCCCCCGGCCCGCGCCCAGGCGTCCGAGAGCCGCGCCAGCTTCTGGTCACTGTCGCTCAGCGGGGCCGGGGCCTTGCCCTGCGCGGCGGCATAGGCCTTGCGCACAGCCTTGACCGTCTTGGCCTCGCCGGCGGACAGCCTGCCGATCACGAATGCCCGTTCCTCGGGCTCCGTGATCTTGCCGATCTCCGACATATCCTTGTAACCGACCCATCGCGGCGCGTCGCGCAGGGCGGCTATCTCTTCCGGTGACAGCGCGCTCACGGCCCGATATTGGCGGCGCACGGTGGTTTCGTTCTGGCCTGCCATCTCGCCAACGCGCGCCGCGAACGATACGACGGGCATAATGCCCGTCGTATCCCAGCGCTTCGCGATCAGCGCCTTGCCGATAGCCGCGCGGGCCTCGGGATACTTCTGTTCATAGGCCTCCTTGTAGGCCAGCAGGAACACCGCCCGATCCACCGGCTTCATCTCGGCGCGCGCCAGATTGCGCTCGATCTCCATCAGACGGGCGTCGGCATCCGTGCCCTCGTAAATCGAGGCGAGGATCGTCTTGTGACCCTGCCGCCGCGCCGCCTCCAGCCGGTGCATCCCGTCAATGAGCCGGTAGCTGGACACGCCGCTCCGGCGCACCCGGCGCACGTCGACCGGGTCCGAAGGGGCCTCACCCTCGCGCAGCGTCATCAGGATCGCCCCGAGGCCCATCTCGTCCACCGGGCGCAGACGGTCATGAACCTCGATATCATCAAGCGCCATCTCGCGGGTCTCAATGAGGCGCATTTCACTCATTGCCGAGTTCCTTTTCGATGAAGTCGGCGAGCTTGCGAACACTCTCAAGGCTGTCCCGCATCTTTCGACGCGCGCAATCGGGATTATCCCGATAGAAAGGGTCCCCCGCACTGATCATCCCGACGATGAACGCGACTTGCGCCGCGTCTTGGCGCAACCATTTCGCCATATCTTCGATCTTCTTGGTCTGGTTTTCGTCCGTCATTCCGGTGCCTTCGTCATTGTGTACCGGCAGATCAGCCGGTCCTTCTTCCGCTCGCGGGTGCAGAGGATCTCCGCACCGTTCGCCCTGAGCTCCGCGATGCAGCTGTTGACCGCCACCACATGCGCCCGCCGCACGATCTCGCGCGTGGTATGGGGCCTGCCATCGCTCAGCACGGCCAGCACCCGTTGCAGGCGCGGGGAGGTGAGCGGCGCGTGATGCATCAGCCGACCATCTGCGGGTCCTGCGCCCCGCACCATTCCCGGCAGCCGTTGCACATCCGGTGCCCGGCATGGGTCGAGACCATCTCCTCGCCGCAGCGCAGACAGGGCCGGACCCGGCCCTTCTGCTCACGGCTGATGCGCTCCAGCGCCCGCTCGGCCAGATACCGGCTCCTGAGCTTGGGGCTGACCATCATCGGCCCGTCGAAGACCGCCCAGACACCGAACGAGACCCTTTCGACCGTGAGTGCCATGTCCCTCATCCTCCCAGAATGACCAGGCCGAAGAGAGCCACGAACAGCGCCACGCCCCCCAGCACATCGCAGATGACGGAAAAGACGCCGCG